CTACCACCTGCGCTACACCTCGATACTGCTATTATCCGAATACAGCTTTAATATTATAGCATAATAAATTCCTCTTGTCAACTGCTTCAATTTTGATTTTGATTTATGATTGTTGGTTTTAATAATGCATTATTACAGAAAAGCAAAATTCCCACTCAATAGGATGGATAGGATTTGTTAACAACAGAATTATAATGCGTAATCCCACCTCGCCCGCCAAATCCCCCAAAAGAAAAACCCCCTCAATCGCAGTGACAGAGAGGATTTACGCATGGCTGGGATAGCGGGGTTTGAAAACGTTGTTCTGCGATGTTTTGCAAACTTATGTTTGCGTTCTGTGAAACCGCACTATTAAAGGGCTTTTCGCTGTTTTACATTTTATCACAATTGCATAAGCAAAACAAAAAATTCCGAAAAAACGGTCAGAAAACGGTCAGAAATCCGCTTGCATTTACAAGAAAGATGTGGTATAATTATAAATGTAACCGGGTGGTTTTGTCCATTTTTTAGTTTCATATTTGAATCCTGATTCTTTTGTGGGGAAAAGTCGTACAGTAATGTACGGCTTTTTTCTTTATATAAAAAACAAGACACACATTTCTGTGTGCCTTGCATTCAATCCAAACGTAGCCATTCTTTGAGGAGGTGAATTAGCTACGTTTTTATTATAGCTTATTATTCTTCGGAAGTCAACCATTTTGTTATCTGTTTTGATGTATAACCGAATTTTTTGATGATTTTCTTCCTCATTTCGTTAAACTTTTTCTTGTCGGTTTTGTACAACTCACGCATTAAAGGTTTAAGCACTTTTGTAATTGCCGACTTGATTGAGCTTTCAGCCTTTTCTTCTGCTTCATCAGCAGTAAGCTCCTTGTTATCAGCTTCTGCCTGCATTATCAGCGATACAGCCTTTGCAGACACCATATCGTCATATGCTGTGTTGTAGTCAGACTCGTTGCCGTCCTGCAGAGCCTTGACCAAATCATCGGCTTTGTAGAGCGATTCGGTGTTGGTATCCTCGTTTAAGTCGCTTGCCGTAGATGTGTCTGCTTCGGTTTCGTAACTCTTAAGAGCCTCATTAACTTCAGTGTCGCTCATATTGTCAACCGTCAGCTTTGATATGCCTGCTTCGATAAGCTGTGTGCGGTTTTCCTGTGCCTTGCTGATTTTGTTTACTCTCGCATTTACACAAGCTGTCCAAAAGTCCTTCGACAGAGCCGTTGTATCTGCAAGGTTTCTCACAATTTCTACAGCCGTTTTAACATCTCCGCTTATTCTTGCTTTAGCCGCCTTATCGACATCCGCATTGAACATCTTGTTGCCCTTGCTGTCATCAATTATTTTTGACTTTAACCGTTGTTCAATTTCTTTCTGTGTCTTGCCGAGCCTGTCATATTCGTTCTGCGTTTCTGCTTCATCGTTTTTCATCACAGCATTGTACAGAGCTTCGTATCTTTCTGTGTCAGGCGTTGCCTGTGATGCTCTGAAGATAGGCTCTCCGAAGATGTCAACGATTGTATCAACCTCTCTGAGAACATTGTATACCGGAATGCCTGTAAGCTGTGAAAGATACCTTGTCAGCTTATAAACGTTCTGTAAACTGAGCGATGTGTCAAGCTCCCCCTTCTGTGCCGATGTGACCATCTGCTGCCCGAACTTGATAATTCCTGAGATTGCTGACATATCCATACGTTCAACATCATAACCATCAAGTAACGTGAGAATATCCTTGACAAACGGAATGATGCTGACAGGATTAAGTGAGGAGAGCAAATCTCCCACGAATGACTCAAGCCACTTTTCACGCCACTCGTCATCTCCTGTATCACGGAAAGCCATAACAATAGCTTTCGCCGCCGCCGCTAAAACAGTTGCCATTACGCAGGATGCGTATACTCGAATCAACCTTTTTGTAGCGTTAGGCTTTTTGTTCTTTACATCAACGATAGCGTTTCTGAGCAGATTTGCCGACTTAAGAGGCTCTGCCATAAAGGACATATCCATCTTAACTAAAGCGTTCTTGCTTCGCAATATCATCGGTCTGTGCAGTACACTGTCTACAACCTGAGTCTGATCGACAACATCATCAAACTTTTCTTTCGTGATGCTGAAGAATTCATCCGAACCGACTTCTGCTTCGGGATGGAATTTCTTTGTCCATAGCTTTGTAGCCTCCCATATTGCTCCCCAAGTTAAGTCATCAAAGAAGCCTGCAGGCTTCATCGCCAAGCCGACAACCTTATCTTTTGCTGTGCTTCTGCCTGTGATAATCTCGTCCATCGACTTGCCCATATTGGTTTCAAAGAAGCCTTGCGACTTCCACCAAGCAATCTCCGAATGTGCTTGGGCTTCCTTTGCTGATTTCACCGAATGCGTAGCAGCAATCGCAATTCCTTTCGCTATTAAGTCGATGTCTAACACTGCACAAGCTCTCATAATCGCTGTAGGCTGCTGTATAACAACAGAAAGGTTTCCGGCAATAGCCGCCGCTTTCTGTGCAGATACAAGCAGGCTTGACAGCTCACCGCCGTAATTGCCCGTAGGCTTGTTGCGATTGATATCACGGATAAGCTCTGTAAAGTATTTCTCGCAATTTGTGCCGAACTTCTGAAGCATTGATTGCTTGATGGTTTCGCCAGTCTTACGATTGTTGTAATTAAGCCATCTCATTCCGTCTGCCACAGCCCCTGCATAAGCACTATAACTGCTCATTTCCTGTGCGTGTTGGCTGACAACGTTAAAGATATCGTCAATATCTATCGCATTATTTGCATTCGGAACAAGGCTTTTCGTGAAGCCGTAATTAAGCATCGAGTAAAGTCCTGTTTCGCCGCCTGAATTCTGATCGTTTGTGTCAACGCCCGTTTGTGATGACTTTATCGGGAAATAGTGCGGATCACCGAATTTAGCATAGCCATACATAGCCATACTTACTTCATTGCCCCACTTAGCACAAGCTGTAGCCATAAACTTCTGCAGCTTTTCAGCCGTTGCAATCTCCGTGCTGTTAAGGTTTTTAAGTAGGCTTGTAAGCTCATCGGGAGATATGCGTATCGGTCTTGCCTGCCGCACACCTTTAAGGTCTGTCGGTCTGATACCGCCTCCGAAGATATGTTCAAGAGCCTGTTCACGCTTTGACAAGCAGTACAATGACATAAGCTGTGCCTTCGACATTGTTATTTTGCCGTGTGATGTTTCGTAGGTTTCGTACTTTTCACTCAGCATCTTAAACTGCTTTTCACTAAGACCGCTTTCCTTACGAACCTTTGCGAAGTAATCCTGTATTTCGTGTATGTGGCTGATGTATGTGTTTAATCCTGCTCGGAACGCTTTATAAATCTCCATAGCCGAATCGCCAAGACCACGATGGTAACTTCTCGCATCGAGCATTTGCGAATTGAGATAGGTGTCTAATGCACCAACAGCCTCCGCTCCCTTGTTTTTGTTGAACGGATTTCTTGTTTTGTCCGTTGCCATCTCAGCAATAGAATTCTCTGCAAGCTCAGTTATTCTCTGCTTGATGTTTGCAGAAAAAGCCTTGTCTGCGGTCTTAACTGCGTAGCGGAGAGCCTTAAGCACTTTATACAGAGCTTCCATTTCTTTATGACTCATATCACGGACAGCATTTGTGCCGTTCTGTATGTGGTTTGCGTAGTATTCAAAGCATTTTTTGAGTACCTCAATGTTACCTGCGACAATATCACTATCAATGAAATCGTTACCGGAGTAATCGTTTTTTATTGCCTTAGTCACTTCGCTAAGCTGCTCAGCAAAGCCACTTTTTATGTTGGAATATTCGTCATCGCTCATTTTTTGCAAACGAGCTGAATCCGATTTTAACTTATCGATAGACGAGTATTCTTTTTGTGCAACGCCCCATATTCCCATACCGCCAAAAAGAGTGTCACCGTTCATGTCAGAACGCATCGCTTTAACAACATTCTCAAGGTTTTCTTCGTAATGGAGCGCATCGAAGTTTCGCATTTTACCGCTCGGCGTGTAAAAATCTTTACCGTTCCATATGCCTCGTTTTTCTTCAGCACCTTTAAACAGACTATCAATCCACCCCCTGTACTCAGACTGATCAACGCTGTCACGAATAGCTTTGTCGGTCGCTTCATAGTCGATATCTTCTGTGACGATAATACCTTTGTTGTGCTTGTATTTTAATGCTTTTGCTAACGAAGATACAAAAGTAAACATCTTTGTGTTTGCAACCTTTGTTTCAGCTTCTTCAATGCTCATTCCGGTACTTCTGTAGTATTTTTTAAACGCTTCTATAACCTCATCATGATACTTGTTGAAGAATGCTTTTCTTATTGGCAAAGGATTTTCACCGTTCTTTACAGCTATTTCTTCTATTTTATTTCCTAATGTTGAAAGTAACTGCTTGGATAAGACAATTTCCTGTTCGTTAAGTGTCTGCTTTTCTTCTTTCTTAACAACATTGCTGATAACATTGTCACCGTGATCAAGCCTATACACCTGCATCATAGCTGTGTCATCGTATAACTTGTTGAGCATTTTCTGCTCACCGCCATCGCTATTGAGGGTATCCTCAAGTGTGACACCGTAGCGATACATATCTCTGACTTTTTCTCCATACTGTTCGTATAAGTAATAGTATTTTTTTCGTGCTTTATCTGCTACGTTCTCATTGACTTTATAATCTATACTGGGA